TAATTTCTATTACGGAATTGTTGAAACAGATACAGAAAAAGATTGGTCAGTTAAAGACGTTAAACGAGTTAGATTTTTAAATGAAATTTCAGTAGAACCAGAACAAGAGGTAGCTAAGGCTTTCGGAGATAACCAAACAGCAGCTAAAGCAACGAACAATGGAGATATTACAGTCAGCACAACTTTCGTGAGTATCCCACTTGAAGATAAAGCGGTGCTAACTGGTTCTAAAGTCGAAGATGGTGTTGTTCGTTTTAATAAAGATGATATTCCACCGGAAGTGGCAGTTGTTTTTGAACGTACAAATCACGATGGATCATCAGAGTGGTTAGGATTCTACAAAGGAACATTCAACCGCCCTTCTGAAGGTGGTAAGACGAAAGAAGAAAGTATCGAATTCCAAGATTCATCTGTTGAAGGTACGTTTATCCCACGTCTATTTGACGGAGATACGCATATCATGGCAGTTGATAAGAAAGGTGAAACGACTAATAGAGATAAAGTATTCACTGAATTATTTGGTGGTGCTTTCGATGAAGTGACGGCACAAGCGCAAGCTGAAGAAGATGCATTAGCTTAAAACAAGGGGTGATTAACTAATGTCGATTTATTTAGTTATTAAATACTTCAAAGATAAGGAAAACAACGCTCACCCATATCACGTGGGTGACGTTTTCCCACATAAAGAAGTATCTAAAGAACGTTTAGAAGAGTTGGAAACTAATAAAAATAGACGTAATGAACCGTTAATTGAAGAAGTACAATTAGACAAACTTAAAAAAGACGAATTAATTGATGTAGCTAATAAGTTAAACGTTGAACTTACTGGCGAAGAAACTAAAAAAGAAATTATTGAATTGATAGGAGCGTAATTAAAAATGGCTAGAGCATATGTAGAAATCGAAGGCAAAAAATATTATGCAAAAAGTGAACGTACGATGTTGGATATGATTAACATCATGAGAATTGGTAAGAATTTGCAAGAACTAGATAAAAAAACTGATAAAGAATATATCCCTTTAGACGAATTTGAAGAGTTACTGCATTTTATAACTGAAATGTATGACGAACAATTTACAATCGATGACTTAGCTAAAACTTTACCATACGGTCCAAAAGGCATGGAAAAAGCGATGGAAATCATTGATAAATTATCAATCGATGAAGATGCCGAGGACGATGAAAATTTAAAAGGATAGACCTGCATGATATTGATCCAGAAGATTTAACGTATGCAGGTCAATTACGTGCGCTTAAGAAGTTATCTAAAGAATTAATCATGAATGGCATGTCGCCAAAAGACGTGATGGAAATGGACTATCACACTTTTATCATGATTATGAACGATAAACAAGATGCAAAACGAGCGAAATCATTTACAGAACTCGGTTTGTAAATTTTAAAAGAAAGGAGGAAAACATATGGCAGGTGGTCCAATAGGTAATATGACCATAAAGGTCGACTTGGATAGTACCGGTTTTAATAAAGGAATGTCCGGGTTAAATCGACAAATGAAAATGGTTGGCTCAGAACTTGCATCTAATCTATCCGTGTTTGATAAAACGGATAAGTCTGTTGAGAAACTATGCACACGTTATGACGGTTTGAATAAGATGCAGAAAATACAAGAACAACGCGTAAAAGAGCTGAAAGATAAGTACGACCATTTATCTGAAACAACTGGAGAAAACAGTGCTAAAACGCAAGCGGCAGCTGCTGAGTATAATAAAGCAAACGCTGAATTGAATGCAATGACTAAAGAAGTTGCTGACCTTGGTGCAGAAATAGAACGTCTAGAATCACCGTGGACGAAAGTAGGTAATCAACTCACAGAAACAGGAGAGAAGTTCCAGAAAATCGGTAGTGGTATGAAAGACGTTGGTAAGTCAATGTCTATGTATGTTACTGCACCACTTGCTGGTCTTGGTGGTATGGCAGTTAAGACCGGTGTTGACTTTACTCGCGGTATGAACGAAGTTAAAGCAATCAGTGGTGCGACTGGTGGAGAGTTAGACCAATTAAAAGACAAAGCGCGTGAACTTGGCGCGAAAACTAAATTCAGTGCATCAGAAGCGGCAGAGGGCTTTAAGTATATGTCGCTTGCCGGTTGGGATACATCAGATATGCTAGACGGTATTGACGGTATGATGAGTTTAGCAGCAGCAAGTGGTGAAGAATTAGGTGCAGTAAGTGATATTGTTACCGATGGTTTATCTGCGTTTGGTTTAGAAGCTGGAGAGTCTAGTCGAATGGCCGATGTGTTAGCAGCAGCTAGTGCGAATGCGAATACAGATGTTACTGGTTTAGGTAACGCGTTTAAGTATGTAGCGCCAGTTGCCGGTTCACTAGGTTTCACTATGGAAGATACATCAAAAGCAATAGGCTTAATGTCTAACGCTGGTATTAAAGGTGAGAAAGCTGGTACAGCGCTAAGAACCATGATGACTAACTTAGCTAAGCCGACTAAAGCGATGCAAGGCGCAATGGATGAGTTAGGTGTATCCATCACAGACCAAGACGGAAACATGAAATCACTCGACGAAATTATGGGAGATTTACGTGGATCGTTCGATGGACTAACCGAAGACCAACAAGCAAGTTACGCTGCGACAATTTTTGGTAAAGAAGCGATGTCCGGTGCATTAGCAATTATCAATGCAAGTGAAGACGAATATAACAATCTAGGTGAAGCAATCAATAACTCTACTGGTGAAGCTAACCGAATGGCTGAAGAAATGGAAGATGGTTTACCAGGTGCTTTAAATAGACTTCGCTCAACTTGGGAAGAAACGTTGTTACAGATTAATGATGTAATGGCTCCATTCGTTGAAAAAGTCGTTGAATTTATCATTAAAATAATTGATAAGTTTCAAGGATTGTCAGATGGTATGAAACGTTTCATTGTGATCGCTGGGGCAGTAGCAGCTGCGATTGGTCCGATACTTATTGCCGGTGGTACTCTCTTAATGTGGATGGGTGGATTAATGAAAACACTTGGTCCGGTTATTAGCGCATTAAGTAAATTTAGTGGTATTGCTAAAGGTCTTGGCGCAGTACTAGCCGCTATAACCAGTCCAGTCGGACTCACCGTGTTAGCAATTACTGGACTTGCGACAGCATTCGGAATTGCTTATGCAAAATCTGAAACCTTTAGAAACGTTGTAAGTGGTGCGTTGAACGGTGTGAAAGAAGTGGTACTAATTGTTAAAGATGCAATAGTTGGATTCGTCCAAAACCTATTCGAAAACATTAAAATGTTTTGGGAAGAAAATGGGGAATCTGTATTAAATGCATTCAAAAACATTTGGAACGCTATATTACAAGCTGTGCAGTTCGTTGTACCAGCAATTGAATTACTGTTTAAGGGGTTAATGCTAGTAATTCAATTGGTATGGGAGAATATTAAAGGTGTCATAACTGGTGCTTTAGATGTAATTATGGGTACTGTTAAGATATTTACTGGAGTGTTTACTGGCGACTTCTCAAGTATGTGGGAAGGCGTTAAGCAAATATTTAGTGGTGCGATTCAGGTAGTTTGGAACGTGTTCAGCTTACTGTTCTACGGAAGAATTATTAAAGGTGTCGGCAGTCTGGTTAAAATATTTTCAGGATCGATAAAAGGACTGTGGACGTCTGTTGTCGGTTTCTTCAAGAATATGTTCACTGGGTCTGTAAACCAAGTAACCAACCTTTACAATCGATCTATTCATATTGGTAACTTAATTAGAAGTGCATTTAGTAAAGTTATTGATGTAATGAAGAATAGAGTTGTCGGTATCTTTAGAACTATGTATAACCGTACAGTTGAACTCATTAGCAACATGTACAAACAAGTAACAGGTATCGGCGGTAATATCCGCGACGGTCTAAGTAAGGCTATATCAGGCGCTAAAACAAGAGTCGTTAATTTATTTAACACAATGAAAGACGACAGCATGAAGCAACTGAATAAGCTACTTGACGGGGTTAAAGCATTACCAGGCAAGATGAAAGACGCACTTGTAAACGGTAAAAACAAAGTTGTGAGTGGCATCAAATCACTTGGTAATTCAATGGCTAGTC